CAGAAGCAGGCCATGGACAGCGTATGGACGATTGCACAGGCGATCATCAGTTTCCTGAACCAGCTGCTGGGCAACCTGAGCAGTTCATAAGGGCTCAAAATGGAGGAGGTTGAGAATAGGAATGGATTTTGATGCGATCATTACGGGCATCCGGAAGGCGATCTATGGCCGGGAAGTCCGTGAATACATCGCCAGCTCGATGGAGTGGACCCGGGACTTTGTGAACCAGAGCATTGCCAACATCAAAGAGCTGCTCCGTCAGGCCGAAGCGGCACGGGATGCGGCAAAGGCAAGCCAGGATGCTGCCAAGGTGAGCGAAACCAACGCGAAGGCCAGCGAGAATGCAGCCAGGGCAAGTCAGAACGCTGCGGCATCCTCTGCTTCTGCGGCGGCAGGTTCGGCCAGTGCGGCAAAGACCAGCGAGACCAATGTCAAGGCAAGCGAGAATGCGGCCAAGACATCGGAGACCAACGCGAAGACCTCGGAGACCAATGCCAAGGCAAGCGAGAATGTGGCCAAGACATCGGAGACCAACGCGAAGACCTCGGAGACCAATGCCAAGAGCAGCGAAACGAAAGCTGCCACCAGCGCTGCCAACGCCAAGACCAGCGAGACCAACGCGAAAGCCAGCGCCGACAGCATGGGGACCAGCGTGGCCACCTGCACCGCTAAGGCCAAGGAAGCCGAAGCAAGCGCAGGGAAGGCCAAGACCAGCGAGGGAAATGCCAAGACCAGCGAAGGAAACGCCAAGGCCAGTGAGAACGAAGCCCGCCAACTGGTGGAAGCGGCCAAGAAGGTGGTGAACACCGACAAGACCCTGACCATTGACGGTGCACCCGCGGACGCAAAGACCGTGGGCGACAAGTTCAATAGCATCAAGTATGCCGGAAGTGCGAGTGCAGGTGGTGATGCAACCAGAGCGCTTGCCGTAAAGGATTATGCTGGCAGCCAAACCATTGAAATCGGCTATGCATCTGCGGGTCTTACAACTTCCAATTTAACGCACATTGCCGGTTATACGGACAACGGTACGAAGATTAAAGATGTTTCCAAGGACGTGCTGAAAAGATGGCTTGGCCTTGGCAGTGCGGCGTACGAAGAAAATACTATTGTTAGAGATGTCGGAGACGGAAGAGCCCTGACTTTTAATTATAGTGCAGATGCTGTCAATTATAATGATTTCACATGGGTTCCGGTGTGGATAAACGGCCAGATGAAAACCGTAAATAAAAATGTGTTTTCGACTTCCGACGTGCAATCTTCCGGCTCAAATTACATCCGTTTTGGAGATGGAACGCAGATCTGCTGGTACTCCATCAATTCAGACGGAAGCGATTATACATGGTCATTTCCGGTGGCATTTTCTAATACGGAATATTCTGTTGTTGCTTGCCCTGTCTCATTTCTTTCGTTTGTTTGTAAGGACAAAAAAACGACATCATGCACAGTACCTGGAGTAACTGATACACTATGTTCTGGCATTGCTGTTGGCCGCTGGAAGTGAGGTGAACTCAAATGGAGATCAAACCCGGAACAAAAATCCTGAAGCCTGTTATCACGCAGGCTGAATGTGATGCCTATTCTGCCGTTGTGGATGCCATTACCGCCCACAATGCAGCGGCTGCTGTGGGCGAGGCCCTGTGGAGCATGGACGACCAGCCAGAGGCTTACGTTGTGATTGAGGCCGGCACGAAGCCAGACCCTGCCGATGCACCGAAGCCGACCCCTACATGGGAGGAGCGGCTTGCAGCGATGGAGAGCGCCCAAACCGACACCGACAGCCTGGTGGTGGATCAGGAGTACCGGTTGACCATGTTGGAGCTGGGGGTTACACCGGAGGAATAAGAGTCGAGTCAGCCCATTTGTATCGTTTCGCTTATTGGCACACTGAAAAGGAATGCTGATGAGCGATTTTTTACATTAAGATGGCTCATGCAGAACGTGAGCAGAAAGGACTCAAAATGGAACTCTACAACACCTGTGCACGCCTGATCGAACGCGGCAAGACCAACGGGATGCAGCGGAAGCTGGATATCTTCTTTGCCAACGACCGCCTGACCGAAGAGGAGTACGAGAAGCTGTGCACCCAGCTGGCCGAGAAACTGAAGGAGCAAGGCAATGCTTGATGTCATCGACGTTTCCCGCTGGCAGGGAATCATTGACTGGAAAAAAGTCAAGGCCAGCGGCAAAGTAGGTGGCGTTATGATCCGTGCAGTTTCCACCAAGAGCGGGCAGCTCTACGTCGATCCGTGCTTTGAAGCGAACTATGCCGGGGCCAAATCTGTGGGTTTGCCAGTTGGCGTATATGCTTACACCGTTGCGGTAACGGAAGGCATGGCAAAGAAGGAGCTGAACCTGCTCAAGACCTGCCTGGAAGGAAAGAGCTTTGAGCTGCCCATTGCTATGGACGTGGAGGACCCCCATCTGAAAAGTCTGCCCGCAGCCGAGTTGACGAAACTTGTCAAAATGGAGCTCAGGGAGATCGAAAAGTGGGGGCTGTACGCGATCCTGTACACCTACTCGAACTTTGCCGACTACAACCTGAACATGTGGCAGCTAAACGACTTTGACCTATGGCTGGCGGACTACCGGAACAAGCGGCCAACCCGCAAGCATGGTATGTGGCAGTACAGCTCCAAGGGCAATGTGGCTGGTGTGAGCGGCGTGGTGGACATGAACCATGTCTACAAGGATTACCCGAGTATCGTTGCAAAAGCGGGTCTGACAAGCGTGAAGGGAGCGTGAACCCCACGGAAAGCTTTATCGTGACCCATTTCAACGAGGTGGTCTCCCTGATCATCGCGGCGGCACTGGGATGGGCGGGGAAGGCGTTCTACGCCACCATCCAAGAGCAGAAGGCACTGAAAAAAGCGGTGAAGGCTCTGCTCCACGACAGACTCTATCAGAGCTGCCGGTACTACATCCAGCAAGGGTACGTTGACTCGGAAGGGCTGACCAACGTGGGGCTTGTATACGAGGCGTACCACGAACTGAAGGGCAACGGCACCGGCACGAACCTGTACGAGCGGATGGAGGCACTGCCGCTGCGGGAAGATCACACATCCTGAACAGGAGGACTTCAAAATGGAGAAATACTCGAACGCGAGTGCTGCGACCTGGGCGAGAACCATCTGCCTGATCGTGGCACTGCTGAACAGTCTGCTGGCTTCGTTCAACAAGAGCCCGCTGCCCATCGACAACGAGCAGCTCCAGCAACTGGTCAGCACCCTTATCACCGTTGTGGTGGCCATTGTCAACTGGTGGAAGAACAATTCCTTCACCAAGGAGGCCATCGAGGCAGACGAACTGTTTGCACGGCTGAAGGCGGAGAACAACGCCAGGAAGTAATCAAAATGGAGGAAAAGTCTATGGAAAAATATGGTGCCGCTGGGCATTGATATTTTCATGGACTTTTCTTTTTTGAGTTGTCGGATTTGAGCGATTTGTCGATGGATATATGCCCCGGCATCTGGTATAATAAGGGCACGATAAACAACTTGCGCCTATACCTGTGAAGAACGGAGAATACCTCACAACAATTAGGTAAATTTCCTATCCTAAAAACGGTACCACTGCCAGCCGCGTGGAGCGGGCCATCCGCCACGCTATTGAGGTGGCGTGGGACCGGGGCGACGTGGATACCCTCAACAGCTACTTCGGCTATACCATCCACAACCTGCGGGGCAAGCCCACCAATTCGGAGTTCATCGCGATGATCGCTGACAAAATGCGGCTGGATAAACGGCAGAGGGCAGTGTGATGGATGCACATGCCAACGTGATATTTTGTGCGCACATCTGGCAATTCTGGGAGGCTGAAAAATGTTTATCGCTATGGAATTATAGAATTATGGATTCCGTAGCGATAAACTGAAACCTTCCATAGCGATAAACCTTCTGGATTCATTGAGCGGCAGCGGATGATCCAGGAGGTTGTTTTTATGTTGGAACGTGATGTGGAACTGTTCATAGAGCACTATGAATTGAAGGGGTTGAGCCAAAAGACGATTGGAAGCTACGAACAAACGATGCGATTATTTATTAAATTTTCCAACGAACAGGGGATTGTGCAGACGGAGAAGGTGACGCACATGATGGTACAGAACTATATTAGCGCCAACTAATGTGGTTGAACGAGGGTTGATAAAATGACTGCTCTATGATAAAATAAACAATAGAAACAGGATGTGAGGGAAGTTGCAGGAAACCGAAGCATAGAAGCGTGAACGGCATCATCAGGAAGACCTTCAGCGATTGAGAGGGTTTCGGCCTATCGACGATACGTTTATGCGCGGGATGTTCAAGGATAATATTCCATTGGCAGAACTGGTGCTCCGCATCATTGTGGGTAAACCTGATCTGATACTGACCAAATGTGAAACGCAGGCCGACCTGAAGCGCGTGACTGGAGCACGGTCAATTTGTCTGGATGCATATGCCACCGACAGCACGGGCAAGAAATATGATATCGAGATTCAGCGCTCTGACAATGGAGCTGACCCGCACCGGGCAAGATATCATTCCAGTGTGATGGATGTAGAAAATCTGGACAAGGATCAGGATTACCGAGAACTGCCGGATACCTATGTCATTTTTATCACGGAAAAAGATTACTATAAGGCCGGAAAACCTGTATATGTCATTCGGAATATGAACTTGACGTTGGGACTGCCGTTTGAAGATGGAACTCATATTCTGTATGTCAATGGCGAGTATCGTGATGATTCTGACATCGGAAAACTGATGCACGATTTCAATTGCACCAGTGCAGAGGATATGAACTTTGACCTGATGGCAGAACGAACGCGCTACTTGAAAGAAAACCCGAAAGGAGTGGGCAGTATGTGCAAGGCTATGGAAGAGCTGAGAGTAGAAAGCCGAAAAGAAATGGCAGTTGAGATGGCACAGAGCCTTTATGAACAGGGTATATCGATTGAGCAGATTGCAAAAGCAAGCAAGGTCGATGTGGACACTGTAAAAGGATGGCTCACACCGAAGGCTGGGTAACAGCAGAACAATAAGACACCAGCGTATCGTGTTGCGAAAACATGGTACGCTGGCGTTTTTGTTTGAAGAAATTGCTATGTTCTCTTATTGCTGGTAAAATAGGGGCGGATGTGCGAATAAGAATGAATGTGGGAGCGTGATGGAAAGTGGATATAGGATGAGATTTTCAACCTTCCGGATGGGTTCACGATCCGAACGGAAGTGCGATGATGAATCTGTGCTTTCGATGTTGACGCTTTTGTTGTACAAAATTGAGGAATTTATCCTAATGGCATTTCTTCTGTTGTGATATAATTGTATCGATCAAAAGGAGGAATGCAAGATGATCCATCTGCTGTTAGCGGTGATCTATGTTTCTTTTATCAGTCTGGGCCTGCCGGAT